GTTCTACTTCTCGCCTGGACGGCCTACGGCCAGCAGGCGGTGACGTTCAAGGCCCAGGCGTTCACGCCGGCTTCGACGATTATCCTGAAGACAGCCCCGGACGGGGATCTGGTCTGCGCGGAACCGTCGGCGGGGATCGTGGCCTGTCGGACGGTTCAGGAATTTCGGGCCTGGGTTCGGGAACGGCCGGCCCTGAAGTGAACACGACTCAGCCGACGCCTGACCTTCGGCCGTGCGGATACTGCGGCAAGCGGCCGGCACGCTGGCGGCGGCCGTTCGTCGTTCTGGCCGACGGCCGACGGCTTCACTTCCTATGCTGGCTTTGGGCCGGACTCCCGAACTGACGCCGGCGGGGAAGGGGCGGGGCCGACGCGATCCGACCGATCACCCGGCACAGGTGCGCGTCAGATCTTCCCGGTTGCCAAGCCCGGGACGTCGGCCCTGATGAATTCTACCACGTTCGGGTTTTGAACGATGCTCGGGAATACGACCGAACAAGGCATCCTGGGAAAGATGCGATGGGCCGGGGACCGGGACGCGGCGGTCGCGGCGGAACCCGACTCCCTTCCGGTGATTCGGACGCCGAAGGACCTGGATCGGTTCCTTCTGGACTACTTCGGCGTCCGCTTGCCGGCCGTCCAGGTCTGCGCGGAACATTCGACACCCCACGCGGCGTTCCACGCGGCCTACTTCGCGGCGTCCCCGATCGCCGTCTGGAAGGCGTCCAGGGGATTCGGCGGAAAGTCGTTCACCCTGTCCCTTCTCGGCTTGACGGAAGCCCTGACCCTTCGGGCTGACGTCAACGTGCTAGGCGGCTCCGGCGAGCAGAGTCAGCGTATTCTGGAAAGCATGGCGAAACTATGGGCCTGGCCGGCGGCCCCGAGACAGTTCCTTCGGTCAGACCCCGGATCCCGGAAGACCGTTCTAACCTGGGGGAACACGATCAAGGCCCTGATGGCGTCCCAGACGTCCGTCCGGGGACCCCACCCGCAACGGCTACGCCTTGATGAATCCGACGAGATGAACCTGGCGATCCTAGACTCGGCCCTGGGCCAACCAATGAGCCGGGGCGACGTCCTGTCGCAAACGGTGATCAGTTCGACGCACCAATACCCGGACGGGACGATGGCGGAAGTTCTGAAGCGGGCCAGTCTGAAGGGCTGGCCGGTTCATGAATGGTGCCTGTCGGGGGATTCGAAGGTCCTGACGGACGCCGGTTCCGTTCGGATAGACGCCCTGGCCCCGGGCGCGAACGTCTGGGCCTTCGACGGCGCGATGTTCCACTTGACGCCTGTCTCTTGTGTATGGTCGAATGGTGTCAAGAATACCATTCGCATACACACGGAAGGCGGCTCCCTTGTTTGCACCCCTGAACATCGAATTCGAACTACGGCCGGATGGCGACACGCCGGAACGCTCCGGCCTGGGGACCGAATCGTGTCAGGCGAATTCGTGTCCGTGCGGACGACGGAAACAACCCAGATCAAAGACCTGTCTTCAGTGTTATCGTTTCGGCCTGGCGGACAGAAACAGACGGGATCGAGACATACTGACCCTGGCGCGGGAAACGGGGCGATCCGGCCTTCGGCGTTCGTCCCTGGAAGTTCGGGCCGAAGAACTCCTGTCGGCGCTTGGTCTTCGGTTTACGACGTCCTATCCCGTGGGGCGGTTCGTCTGCGATTTCTACTTACCGGATTTCGGAATAGTGATCGAAGTCTATGGCCCGCTTCATCGGAAATACCAGGTAAACGTGGCGCGGGACATAGACCGGGCGGCTACGCTGGCGGCGAAGGGAATCCCCTTGATCGTCCTGTCCGACCTGGATCAACACATGTGGTATCGGTTGATCCAGGACCGATTGTCGAAGTCTGGGATCTCAGTCTACTAGAACATCACGCCTTCCTTGCGAACGGCCTAGTCGTTCACAACTGCTACAGAGAAACCCAAGAACCCCACGGCTGGCTTCCCCTGAAGGAAGTCGCCCGGTTGCGCGGCATGATCACCGATCTGATGTGGCGGACCGAATACGAACTCCAGGAACCGACCGGCGAGAACCGGGCGATCGACCAGGACGCGGTTCGGGCCATGTTCACCGGCGGGGACCTGAACGGCGATCCGGACCCGAACGCGGACTACGCCCACGGGGCGGACTGGGCCAGGAAGACCAACCGGACCGTCGTCCTGACCTTCAGGAAGCCGACGGAGCCGGACGCGGACGCGGACCCGGCGGACGATCCGAACGCCGGCACGGACGCCAGGCGCGGTCCCCTGACCCTGGCGGCGATCACGACGGCGGCCCGGGAACCCTGGCCGACGATGGTCGGCTACCTGGAAGCCCACGTCCGGAAGTACGGCGGGCCGGCGATTCATGACGGGACGGGCGTCGGGGACGTGGTAGCCGGCTACCTGAACGTCGAAGCGAACGCCTTCATTATGGTCGGCAAGGCCCGGGCGGACCTTCTGACGGAATACGTTCACGCCGTTGAACACGGGGAAATCCTGATCCCGGACGACGGGAGTCAGGACATTCGGATCTTCAAGAAAGAGCATACCTTCGCCACCTTCGACGATCTGTACGGGGCCGGCCACCTTCCGGACACGATCGCGGCGGCGGCCCTGGCGTATCGGGCGGCCCGGATGGCCCAGGGCGGTTCGGGCCAGATGAAGGATCCCCCGGCACAGACGGGCGGGCGGTCGGCCCTACAGGGCGGCTTCAGGCGCGGCGGCGGGATCTTCAGACGGACCTGACGGGGGCCAGGTATTTCGGCGGAAACCCTGGCGACGTGACACGATCGCGAAAGTCTGCTAGACTCGCCGACGAACGCGGACCGGCGGGACAGACACACAAAGGGGGACACCGTGGCGGACTGGACTCGTTTCTTACCCTGGCGGCGAACACCGGCGACGTCACTCCTGGCAACGCTTCCCGACCTGACGGCGAAGCGGGACCTGGTGGACCTGTCCGTCCTGACGCGAAGGACGACCGCGAAGGAAGGGCTGGAAATGGCGGCCCAGTATGGACTGGACGCCGACGACTGGCAGTACCGCAAGCTGACAAGCGGGGCGCGATTTCAACGCCGGGACCTGACCCCGCTTCAGCAAGATCGAATGCTCCAGGTGACGTGGTATCTCTGGGAGCAGAATCCGTTCGCTCGCCGGCTTGTCGTACTCATGACGGATCTGATCATCGGGGACGGCCTGTCCGTCCAGGCGAAAGACGACCGGATCCAGGAAGTGATCGACAAGACTTGGAACCACCGGATCAACCAGTTCAACACCCGGATCCGGGAATTTCACAACTTCCTAAGCCTGACCGGGGAACTGATTCTCCCCGTGACACAGAACACGATCAGCGGCCGGCCCGTCTTCGGATTCATCGATCCCTACCAAGTGAACGACGTCGAACATGTCGAAGGGAACATCCTGATCCCGGACTTCCTGATCCTGAAAGACTTCGCCGGCAAGAAAGGCGAACGCCTGAAGATCGTGCGCGAGAACCCGGACACGGGGCTTCTCGAAGGCGACGCCTTCTATTTCGCGATCAATAAGTTACCAAACAGTCTACGCGGACGGTCCGACTTGCTTCCCCTGGCGGACTGGCTGGATCTGTATGATCAATATCTATTCGCCGAAGTCGAACGGCTTCAACTCCTGTCGGCCTTCGTCTGGGACTACACGATCAAGGGCGGCGACGACAAGTCGATCAAGGCGAAGCTGGCGAACTTCCCGACACCGAAGCCCGGATCCGTCTTCGGCCACAACGAGAACGAAGAACTGGTCGCCCGGACCCCGGACCTGAAGGCCCAGGACCGAAGCGAAGTCGCGACGATGCTTCGGAAGCATATCGGCGGATCGATGGGCTTCCCGATTTCGTATCTCGGGGACGCCGATTCGAACAACGCGACGATCCAGGGCCAGAACGACGTCCTGATGAAGACGCCGGCGGCCCGGCAGAAGGAATTCCGGACCTTCGTCGATCTGATGGTACGGTTCGCCCTGGAAGGGGCGACGTCGAAGAATCCGGCCCTGTATCGGGACGCGGCCCTGGACTACAAGATCGTGATGCCGGAAATCGCGTCGAAAGATATCGCCCGGGCGGCGTCGGCCCTGTCCCAAGTCGTCGCCGCAAACGACACGGCGATCACGAACAAGACACTCAGCCGGCAATCGGCGGTCACGATTCAGGCGGCGATCACCCGACACCTGGGGATCGAACTGGAAACCTACGAAATCCAGGAACAGATCGACAACGAAGCCGACGACGCCCAGGACCGGGCGGACGAAATCGCGGCCGGCGTGGCGGCCAAGTCAGCGGCCCTGGGCGCGGCGGCCCGGAAGGCGAACCCCTTCGGCCGAAATCCGAACCCGCCGATCCCGCCGGACGACGACCTGGCCCTGGACGAACCGACCGGCACCGAAGGCTGACCCGTGCGGCGACTTCAGGAAGCGATCACCGGGGCGCACGCGGCCGGCGTCGCGGTGCAGGCCGATCAACGCAAGGCGGACCGTCAAAGCCTGGATCTACTTCTCCGACACTTTCAAACCTTGAAACGATCCCTGATGAACCGTCTCATGACGGGCGTCACGGATTTCAAGCGGTTCAGTCTTCAGGCCCTTCTGGCGGACGTGGATCGCCTACTGGCCGAAACCGAAGCGGCGATCCAGACGGCCGTCGCCAGGGATATCGAATCGGCGGCGGAGCGGGGCGCGGCGGCGGCCGACAACCCCGCCAAAGCGGCCGGGATCGTCGTCGCGCCGGCCTTGCCTGGCCTGGACACCGACCTGGTTCAGGCGGGCTTCGGGAACGCCGTCGATCTTCTCACCCTACCGATGCGACAGTTCGGCGCGGACGTCAAGGGCGGCCTTCGGCGTGTCGCCCTGGCCGGCGACAACAAGTTCGAAGAAATTCAGACACTACGCGACAAGATCAGCGGGGCGGGGTTCGGCGCGGCCCAGTTCAAGGCGGAACGAATCATCAGAACCGAAGTCGGGCGCGTCTTCAACGCGGCACAGTATGAGCGAATGAAGACGCTGGCCGTGACCTTCCCCTTCCTTCGGAAAGGCTGGCGGGCGACGAAAGACACCCGGACCCGAATCGGCCACCGACAGGCCGGGGCTACCTACGCCCGGGGCCAGGGGATCCCCGTGGCCGACCTGTTCACGGTTCAGGTCTACGACGAACGCCCGGGGAAGGGCGCGAAGCTGATCGGGACGGCGAAGATGCGATTCCCGATCGATCCGGAAACGACGCCGGCCGGGAAAGTGGCGGCGGGCGCGAGTATCATGTGCCGGTGCAACGGGTTCACGGACTTCGCGCCTGGAGAACTGGACGCCTACAATCGCCAGCGGATCACCCTGGCCCTGGGCGGCCTTCAACCGCCGGTCCCCCCGCCGGTCGTTCCCCCGCCGGTCGTTCCGCCTGTCGCCCGGGTTCGGCCGGCGAAGCCGAAGCCGGTCCCGAAGTCCAGGCTCCCGAAGCCGGTTCCCCCGCCGGCGGTCCGCGACATGAACGACCCGGTCCAGGCCCGGGCGGCTCTGGCCGATATGGCAGCGAAGAACCCGCTGACCGGACGGATCAAAGTCCTGACGACGGAAGTCGAACGCCTAACGGCCGAACTGAAGGGCCTGGCGGACGATTTCCGCACACTCGGCAAGAAATTGGCGGACGACGCCATGACCGCAGCGAAGGCGGCGGCCGGCCCTGGCGGGCTGACCATGACCGACTGGAGTAAAGCCTGGCAGGATGCGACGTCGATCAAGTACACGAACCCGAAGTGGATGGATCTGAACGTCCGTCAGCGGGCGGTCGGCCAGGAAATTTCCAACCATGCGAACATGATCAAGGCTATGAAGGGCCAGATCCAGGCGGACGGCCTGAAGCTGATCGCCACGAATCCCGCCGAACGGATCGCCCTGGCCGTGACCTATCACGGGAAGACGAGTCAATCGCCAGAAATCGCGGCCGGCGTGAAGGCGTTCCTAGAACTGACGTCGGCCCAGGGCATGATCGGCCAGGTGACGATGACGCCGGCCCGGGGACGCGGCAAGTATGTCTCCGATCGGGGTTCTATGGGGACGATTTACGCGCCGGATCGGCCCTGGACGATCGTTCACGAACTGGGACATTGGATGGAAGACAAGGTCCCCGGGGTTCACGATCAGGCCGTCGCGTTCCTGGTGCGGCGGACCGCCGGCGAAACGGCAACCCGTCTGAAGACGCTCGATCCGACGAAGGGCTACCGTTCGAACGAACGCGCCACCGGCGACAAGTTCGCCGATCCCTACGCCGGCAAGTGGTACACGTACCGATCCGTCGGCATCGGCCGGCCGATCCCCACGTTCACCAACCTGACCCGATACATTCAGGCGTCGGAAGTCGTGTCTATGGGCCTTCAGCATCTTTATGAAGACCCGGTCGGGTTCGCCCTTCGGGATCCGGACTATTTCGATTTCGCGTATTCAATCGCCCGGCAAATTCGAAGCGAGCCGATCCCGGTGAACCCCTGGGAGTGGAACCACGTTGACGGCGTGGCGAAGGTCCCCGACGCGAGCGGCAAGATCCCGAAGCTGGCGTCCGTCCAGGCGACGAAGAAAAAGAAAAAAGGGACGCCATGATTCGAATCCTGTTCATGGGATCGCCGGCGAGTGTAGACAACGCGGAGTGGACCTTCACGGACGCGGGCGGGGCGGGGCTACTTCAGGCGGCCCTGATCCTGGCGTGGAACCCGGCGGCAAGTTATCAGCCGGACCCCGATCTGGCGGACGTGAACGCCCTGATCCAAGTGTACGGCGCGGCGAACGTGGAAATCGTATCGAACGACTTCACGGACACGGACAGCCCGGGAAGCCTGGACTGAAGGCGGGACCAATGGCGGCAGGTATTTCGGCGGAAACGGTTGGCACGCGGCTTGATTCGACGACGACGGCCAGGCGGGCCGAAGGGACGGCGGTCGGCGACTTCCTGACCTGGACGGCCCTGGTCGAAGCCGTCGAACAGTCTGGCGATCTTCACCTGAAGTTCCCGCGAGAATACGCAAGCTGGAGACACGCGAAGGCCAGGGTGTCGAACCCGAACGACAAGAAATTCGCCAGTCACGGGCGACGGGGGATCGGCATGGCCCCGGCCTGGAAGAACTCGTTCGCTACCTTCCTTCGGGATATGGGCCGGCGGCCGGCCGGAACAACCCTGGAGCGGAAGGACAACAATCGCGGCTACACCCCGGGGAATTGCGCCTGGGCGACGGTTGCGAAACAGAACGCAAACCGGCGTGGATGGGCCAAGCCGAAGACGTGACAGATCGGGCCAACGGACACCCGACGGGACACCCGGAAACGTCCGACAACAGAAGGAATGCGACAATGCCCAAAGGCTACCCGAACCCGAAACCCCTGGCCCCGGCAGCCCCGGCCCCAGGACAGCCAGGACAGATCCCGTCAGACGGGTTCGTCCTACCTGACGCCATGCGCGTTCAGGAAGGATCGGATCTACTCCTGGACGCGTGCAACGTCTTCGGCGTGAACCCCGATCCGACGCTTCCGATCTATCAGGGCCGGGGGCGCGGCCCCTTCCGTGAACTAATGGCCTGGAAGTTCTACAAGGGCGACGACCGGGCGGGAATCCCGGATGCCGTCGTGATCGTCACCGTCGGCGGGACGAAGATTCGCTACACGGCGGATCCGGACTACCCGATGGACCCGGACACGGAAACCCGGCTCCGGAACGTCTTTCACGCCTGGAAGACGGACCCGAAGACGAACGAAATCGTCGCCTTGCCCTTGCCCGACGACCTGACCCTTCCCCGGACGGCCGTCTCGTCTGTCGTCGAATCGTCGTCGCATATCTTCAAGGGCGGCTACCTTCGGCGCAAGCCGGCCGGCGCGAAGCCCGTCGGCTAAGGGGCGATCATGCGGCGGCTGACCGACGACGAACGTCACCTGGCGGAATCCGTCTGGATCACGTACCGACCCTTCGTCGAAGCCGTCGCCCGGAAGAACTTGAACGGTCAGGCCGACGCCCTGGCGGACGTCGTTCAGAACGTCGGCCTGATCATCTGTCGCCAGATCCACGGGTTCCGGGGCGCGGGCGGCCTTCGGTCCTGGATCTTTCGCGTCACCGTTCACGAAGCCCGGCGCGTCCGGCGCGTCGAAGGCCGACACGGGCGGATCGTCGAAGCCCTGACCCTTGAACCGTCCTACCAATCCGTTCCTACGCCCTACGACACCCTAGAACAGACCCGAACCGTGCAGTCCGTCCGGGAAGCCCTGGCGACAATGGCCCCGGCGAACGCGGAAATAATCCGTCACGATCTTGACGGTTCGGAACTCTATATAGGCGACGGGGCGATTCGGTCCGCACGATACAGGGCGAAGAAAGAACTTCGAAGCCTGATCGACCGACCCCGCAACAGGGACGATGAATCAGCCAGGCGAACAGCCGGCTCCACCCGAACACGACTCCCCGGGATCTTTCGCCCGGGATACTGACGGAAGGCGACGGATCGTCCTGGCCCGGGAAGATCGCCGGGCCTTGAACAAGGCGATCACGGCCCTGGCCGGCGTCGGACTGGGGATCGTCGTCGGATGCCGGGGGACGTGCGGCCGGCCCTTGACACGGGAAGGGACGGACGCGGACGGGCGGTTCGACGTCGATTCGGGTTACGGATGCGAATGTAGCCGGGTTCACTTCCGATGACCGGGCCAGGTCCGACCGACCGCCCGATCCAGGCCGGGAACCTGACGCGGCTGATTCGCTACCTGGCGGAACTCAGTCAGGATGAAGGCTACGCGAACATTCGCCTGGTGATTCAGCGGGGACGAATTCAGTTCATACACGTCGATCGGACATACCTTCTGGACAGCCTTCCCCTATGGGGCGACGGGCGATCCAGGGGAGAGAAAGTGAACCCGCCGGTATGAGAATCAATCCGACGCGGCGACTGTTCGAAGCCGAAGACCTGACGCCAGGTATTTCGGCGGAAACCCCGGCTCCCGTCCCTGACCCAGTTCCTGTTCCTGTCCCGGCTCCGGACCCCGGCCCGGCTCCCGTCCCCGTGATCGAAGCGGCGGCGGCCGTCGCCATGAAAGCCTGTCCCTTCTGTAAAGAGAAGATCCCGGCCGACGCGACGACCTGTCCCGAGTGCAAGATGAAGATGAAGGCCCCGGGCCAGAAGGAAGGGACCGACCTGTCCCTGGACGAAGTTCAGTCCGCCGTCACGAAGGCCCTTCAGACGAAGTTCCCCGCGAAGGTGTCCGCCGGCAATTCCTACCCGTCCGACGTCTGGCCCCGCGTCGTCTACACCGATTCGGTGATCTACGGGATCGACGGGAAGTTCTATCAGGCGGCCTACACTTGGGACCTGGACGGGAACGTCGTCCTGGGCGATTCGGTCGAAGTCCGCCAGGAATGGGAACGCGTCAAGGAAGGCATGGTCCTGGGACCCCTGACCGACGACGGGCGGCTTGTCGAAGCCGGCCAGGCGGCCAGCGGGAAGAAATGGGGCGTCCTACTGATTCAGGAAGGCATGTCGAAGAACCGGAATCGGTACGGCCGGAAGTGCCTGGAAGCGGCGGCCCCGTTGTACGAAGCGGCGAAGATTTACATGGATCACGAAGAAACCCCCCGGCGGTTCGGGCGTTCGACGCGGGACGTCGCCGGCTTCGTGAAGGATGTTCAGCCCGTCCTGATCGGGACGCGGGAATCCGCCGGCGGGACGCTGGCCCTGGCGGCGACGGCGGTCATTCTGAACCCCGTCGTTCAAACGATGCTCCTGGACGCCTACACGGAAGGGAACCCGAACCTGTTCGGCTTGTCTCATGACGTGAAGGCGGAATCCGTGACCGCCGTCGGCCCCGACGGCCCGTTCTATGAAGTCACGCGGATCGAATCTGTCGCGTCCGTGGACTTCGTGACCAATCCGGCGGCCGGTGGGCGGCTGGTCCGGCTCGTGGCGTCCGATTCGACGCCGGACACTCTGATAAGGGATGGAAACATGCTGAAGAAATTGATCGAAGCGATCATGGCGTCCGGCAACGCGGAACTGATCGCGAAGCTGGCGGCGCTCGGGGACTCCCCGAACGAAGATCAGGTGATCGCGATTCACCGCGAAGCCCTGACGTCGAAGCCGGCTCCGGTTGCGGCTCCCGTGAAGGAAGCCGTGATCCAGGACGGTCCGAAAGTCGTTCAGGTGAACGAAGCGGACTGGTTCGAAGTCCGCAAGGACGGGATCGCCCTGTTCCTGGAGAACACCCTGGGCGGCGTCACCCTTCCCGATCCCGTGAAGGCGTCGATCCGGAAGCGGTTCACCGAGAACCTGGCGGCTGGCACGTTCCCGACGAAGGACGCGATCCTGGCGGCCGTGAAGGACCAGAGCGACATCTTCGCGGCCCTGGCCGACAAGGGCTTCGTGATGCCGGGCCAGCGAATCCAGGTCGGAGCCGGCCCCGTGGAGAAGACACAGGAAGCGATGGATGCGTTCTTCGATCCGTCCAAGAACGCGACGTCCCTTCGCGAACTCTATATCGGCGTCACCGGCGACACGAAGATCACCGGACGGACGGCCGACGCACCGAGACTTCGGGAAGCCCTGAACACCGGATCCTGGACGCAGATCCTGGGCGACTCGATCACCCGGCGCATGGTCGCAGAATACGCCGTCAGTCCCTTGACGAACTGGCGCGGCGTGATCGCCGAAGTCGTTCCCGTGGCGGACTTCCGGACGCAGCGTCGGATGAGATTCGGCGGCTACGGGAATCTCCCCGTCGTCGGACAGGGCGCACCCTACACCGCCCTGACAAGCCCCACGGACGAAGAAGCGACCTACGCTCCCGTGAAGCGCGGCGGGACGGAATCCGTCACGATCGAAATGATCGCGAACGACGACGTCGGTTCGGTTCGCCGAATCCCGTCGAAGCTGGCGCGGTCGGCGGCCCAGACGCTTCACGAATTCGCCTGGGACTTCCTGAACACGAACGCCCTGATCTACGACGGCGCGGCCCTGGCGGTCGGCGGCCACTTCAACATCACAGCGGTTGCCCTGACGTCGGCGCAACTGGCGGCGGCCCGCTTGATGCTCAAACAGCAAACCGACATGTCCAGCGGCGTCCGTCTGGGCCTGGCGGCCCGGACGCTGATCGTCCCGACGGACCTGGAAGAACTGGCCTACATTCTCACCCAGTCCCCCCAGGCGATCCCGATCGCGAACGTCACCACGACGGCGGCCCCGGCGGCGAAGAACTTCATCGCAACCCAGGGGATCAAAGTCGTCGTCGTCGATTATTGGACCGACGCGACGAACTTCTGGGTTGTGGCGGACCCGTCACAGTCCCCGATGATCGAAATCGGATTCCTGTCCGGACGCGAAGAGCCGGAACTGTTCGTCCAGGACACGCCGAACCAGGGCAGCCTGTTCAGCAACGATCAGATCACCTACAAGATCCGTCACGTCTACGGCGGGGCGGTCCTGGACTTCCGTCCGTTCGTCGGCGGGATCAACCCGTAACCTTCGGCGGTTCACGGGCGGCGCGAGTCAAGCGGGGATCGGCCTTCGGGCCGGTCCCCTTCTGAACGGAAAGGATCCGAAACATGGCGGCTCCGACGATTGCAACAGCGATCGGGAAGATGCAGACCTTCCTGATGAACTTCCCGAGTCTGAGCGTCGCCCACGTCGCGGCGGTCGGCATCGGACTCTGGCGACTTCCCCAGAAGGCGCGGATCATGCGGATCGGAGCGGCCAGCCGGGCGGACTCCGGCGCGGGCCTGGCGGCCTTCACGATCGGCGTCACGGCCGACGGCGATACCCTGCTGTCGGCGGCGAACATGGACCTGGCAACCCCGGCGGCGGGAACCTTCGTCGAAGGGTTGCTCTGGGATCCCTACCTGACGGTTCCGGCCCTGTCCCCGGCGGGCGTCGTGCTGGAGAAGGAAGCCGAAATCTCGATCAACGTCCCGACCCACTCCGGCGGCGGCGAATCAGCGACCGACGTCACCGTCCAGATCGACTATCTTCCGGAAGACTGACAAGGCTGACCGGATTTCGGCGGAAAGGACTGGCCTACTATGGCGGCTCCAAGAATTTCACTGGCGGTCGGCAAGGTGCAAACCTTCCTGATCAACTTCCAGACCGTTGACGCGACGAACGACGAACCGAACATCGGGCGGTTCCGCTTGCCACAGAAGGCCCGGATCATGCGGATCGGGTGCGCGGCCCGGGACTGGTCGGCCGGCC